TTTCTTAAACCCCAATTCTTTGGATAATTGTTCAACATCATTAACCTGATGTTCATTATGTTTGAATCTAATGAAACACCATTCAGCGTTTCCACCTTCAGCAATAAAAGTTTTAGCATTTTTGATGATCAGATTGTAATCGGTATTCATGCGGTATAAATGATGTGTATCCTCTAATCCATCTAAGGCAAAAATCACATTATGTTTATTTGGTAATGATTGATACAATGTTTTCCACCAAATGGTAGACCTCATGCTACCATTTGTGTGAATCAATACTTCTATATTTGGGGCATTAGTTTTTAAGTATTCACACATCTTAATCAGATCATTGTTCATCAATGGATCCCCAAAGTTACCACAGAAATTAACCGTATTAACTTGTTCTAGTATTTCCTTAGAAAATATATTTACAAAATCATCTATTTTCCAATCATTGATGGGTAATAGAGGATTAGTAATGCCCCCGTGAATATTTCTAGGGCACATAGGACAGGAGGCCTGACACCTATTTGAAATTTCAATATGTATTATTGACAACTCATCAAAACTAAACATTCTTATATCCTATAATCATCCAACGTTCATATAGTGGTGTTGTTAGTGAACCAGACCACATTGCATTCATCTTACTTTGTTCTTTAAATTCTGCTAATGTTTTTGCGGTACGAACATGTTCTGGTAGATCATAGTTGTTACTCTGCACTACTACCAATGCTGTTTTAGGCAATTGAGTCAACCAAAAATCATATTGTGCTTGTGTTAAATGTTCGCAACTAGTGTTAATAATTATGTCACCTACAGACCATTCGTTTTCTTGTTGACGCAAATAAGAAAGATGGCACATGTCTGCGGTAATAGCTTTGAATCTACCGACCATTTCTTCTTGTTTGTTCATCATTGATGCTATTGGTTCACATGCCGGATCAATATCAGTACTCCAAATTTGAGTTACTGGAATATTACTTTGGAATATCATACTAGATAATATTCCTAACCAGCCACCGTGTATCTCAATGAAAGATGGCTTATGAACATATGGTTCTAATTTTTCAATTAACCATTCTTTACTTTTGAGTTGCCCACTCCAAAATCCATCAAGTGTACGCATGGGATCAGGACTTTGGCGTATAGCCTGCATCCAAAAATGTAAATGTTCAGTATCAATTTTCATATTAATTACTTATCAGATGTTTTTCTCAGTGTATCTTATTGTCATTCAAGGCCTAATTCCTTGCGTATTTTTGTAGCACTAATATCCGTAACAGCATCATCAAATGTCTCTTCGCCCGAGGTATATCCAACTCCACGACCCCATCCAATGTGAACAATATTAGGTACTACTTGTATTTCATATTGTCCTTGATATATTGGATCTAAATCTCTACGAATAAACTTAGTAACTTGGTTAATTTCAAATGGATTACTGCCTTGCCAACCCTGTACATCACGAATTTGTATGACAACTTGTCCAGTACGTTGTATCAGTTTATCAAATAATGCACGATGTCCATCATGCCATGGTTGCCAGCGCCCCAACATCTGCACCGTTTCTTTTTTCCAATTAAAAACAGGACGTCTGCGATTTTCAACAATGTGATCTGTAATAAATTCAGCCCATTTCTCACAATTTTGTTCAGTGATACGGAAATCATATACTTCGGGTTCTACAAACATAGCATTGGTATCTGCATAACGACCTTCACGGATAGTATCTACCCAAATAGTCCAATCTGCTTTATATAGATTACGCATTTCTACTAATGGTGCTACAAAGTCAGCAATCATATAATCATATGCAGTAAGTTTGTCGGCTAATTTACGCATTCTTTTTGCTTGGCGAATGCGTCCTGACTCTGAAAAATCCCAGTCATTGTACTGTTCACGGATTTCGTCAGCATTTAACCAACCTACTAATTTGTTAGCATTTTGTAATTGTTTTTGCAATTCTTGTGCTAATGTAGTTTTACCTGATCCAGGTAGTCCCATAATTAAAATTCTTTGTGTCATTTTAGTTCCTTTAAAATTTGAAGTTCTGGTATCATGTTGAATATATTTTCTTCTCTTACTTTATCTATACTGTTAGAAATTACTATAAATTTCAAACGATTTTTCATACTATGAGGTTTTTCTAATTCGTGTATGATATGAGTGAAACGGTTGTCGATAGATGTTTTATGTTTTGCATTAAACTCTTTAATGAAAGTCTTCAATTTTCCTAATGTTGTTTTGCGGAAATGATCCGGAAGAATACTTACATGATAGTGTTCTGGAAACTGTAATAGATTGATAAAGAAATTTTGATGATTGTGCTTACTAGTAATTACACCTATATTTACTAAATGCTCAATGATTTCAGGGAGTCTGAATACATTCCAAGCACCAACAGTGATTCCGGGGCGAACTACAATGTTGTCCAGTGCTGCCATTTGTTTTAAATTATCTTCAACTTTATGCCAAACAGTTCCTGAACGTAATAGCTCGGCTCTTTCACCTATCTCATCAATACTTGTCCAAACTTCAACCTTACCGGGTTTCCATAACTTCCAATAATCTAACGCATTCTTTTTGCCATAAGTAAGAGTAGATGCATTTGTATTGTATGAAATATATGTATCAGTGCGCTTATTCTCAATCAACATATCAAGTATTTGCCAATGTTCTGGCATGATTAAGGGTTCACCACCTGCAAAATAAACTCGTTCAACATGTTTAACCTGATCTTTTAGGAAATCAAAATTTGACATATTATTAACGGATTCAATATTCCAAACTTTTTCTTGATTTGAAATCCAACCTAGCTTTTTAGCATCGGGTACCCAAGCAGAACTAAATCTTGGGCCACAACTACGACACTTCATGTTACATAGATTACTGAAACGAAAGTCCCAGTATTTCAATTCCATTTTGTTACAGGTTCCGTCGGCTTCAGTAATGATTGGTATGTTTTTTAATACACTCTTAAAATCGTTATTATGAAATATGCGGGAACTCTCACCAGTAACTCTTTCTTGGTTGAAACACGTAGAACATATATTAGGTTCACGACCTTCCATCATCTCTTTACGTAACAACTTCATGTTATCGCTATTCCAAATCTTTTCAATTGGTTCGGTAGTGAGATCTCCTGCATAATAATTATAAGGACTAGTCAGACAACATGGTACAATTTTACCATCAGGTTCAAATGCTAGATGCATCCAAGGTACTGCACATATTACATCTTTGGGTGATAATTCTTTTGAGTTTTTCTTTTTTCGTATTACTCTTAGTGCTTGTTGTTTACGAATAAAACTTCTAATAGTGTTTAACATCCCCATTAGATTTTTCCTAATTTAATTTTTGGTATCTTGCTATCAGCACTGCTAACACAGCTTGGGGTAGTACAAATTGTAGGCTTATCAAAAATAGTAAACCCCTCACTTAGTGTTCCCAGTCTTTGATCATGACAACTATAACTACGTTTAACTTCATTCTCACGTATAACAATACCTTGATAGCCACTGTTACACATCCAGCCTTCAAACTTATTAAAGCCAAATGCATTGAATCGTTCAGCTTGGTCTAAGTGCCAAACTTTATCTTCATTGTCTATTAATTTTACTTGTAACAATTCTTCTTCCCTAACATGTTGCGGGAATCCTCTTCTCATCAATTGTATCATATCTTCGGTGTATCCGTCAACTACTTTACTAGCAGTTGGGTCACTCTGTGGCTTTAATGTAACATTAATTCCCCGTTCACTAAATCGCTTACATCTAATATATAGATTCATAAACTGTTCTGGAACCATTACTTGATTGACTGTTACAAATACATCATTTTGGTTCAAGAACAATATCTTATCACCAAACTCCTTTTCATCTGCAAACTCATGGTGAAAGCTAGCAGTAATACTACGGCGTCTACTAAATTCAGTTGCCTTCAACCATCGTTCCCACCATTGAATGCCGGGACTTAGATTAGTAGTCATGTGTATACTATCATACAATGTACGTTCTGCTAACACTAAGAAGTGTTTGTATGCTGTAGGTTCACCACCACTGAATGACCAATGAAACTTTGTGTATCCATTACCGGCGGCTTGCATTCTGATGTTGTCCATTGTCTTTAGATAGACTTCTAGTTCTTGATGATCGGGTATTTGTGTGTTAGCATAGGGCCAACAGTAACTACATTTGTAATTACAGAATCTTCCTAGTATCCAACTGATAGAGAATAGATTCTTATCAAGCATAGTTGCTTGACCAAACTTAACAATCTTGGTCCAGGGTATTGATGTAAAATCTGTCATTGTGAACCACTTCTAGTTATATTACTGACGACCATGACATGCTCAATTTTAATATTGTCCATTCTAATAGTCGGTGTTCTTGGCAATAGTTTAACACCGCCGTAACCGGATACCATATCAGTGACAACGTTTCTTGCACGCCATATCCTAACTTTAAGTATATCATAAAATGAAACAACATAATCAAAATTGAAATCATCTACTATCTCTGCGTTAGCATCTACTACCCAAAAATAGTCAGTTGAGCATAGTTTAGCAGCCTGAATATATGTTTGATGTGATCCAACTGCCCCAACAACTCTTTTTGCTCTCGGGAATCGTTCACCTAGTTTCTTATAATTGTAGTCACTGTTTGGTTCATGATAGCTAATGAACACAATGTCGTACTCCTTGCTATGTGGTTCTTTTAAAAACAGTTCAGGGCTACGATAAACAGGACTAACTGTTTCTTTGTATCGTTTGCTATGTTCAACCGATAACATATCTTTTATCTTTATATGATTGATTGCTTTTCCCAAATTATTACATTTTTCAATCAAGTTTACAGATGATATTGCGTTATTAAAAATTCTATCTAAGTAATCAAAATCTTCTATTTCAGTGTAATCAAATCGTTTGATGACTGTCATATAAACACCTAACCTAGCACCATAGATAGCCCATAATCCGTTCTCAACATCTTGCCCTATGTGCATCCAGTTCCACAATCTGTCAAAGTTACGCCAATCTATCTCATCAAGTTCGCATATCACACCCTTATCGTTCAAACATAGTTTGACACCATCACGGAACCCTGCTCTCCATGCTTGTTTTGGGCTACTGCTAATCATAGCTGTACTACCCGCATGATTCAATTGCAGATAATTTTCTAAGTGAAAGTCTACTTTGGTCTCAAGATTCTGGCTATTTTCATGCGTTTGCATGTTCTTTATCAGTTCAGTGGGCCAGACTTTGATGCCACCGTTACCATATTTTGTTCCGTTGATACAGTTCAACCCACTGAAACTTAAAACACTAGTGCTAAGGTCAACATCATCATTGAGTTCAATAGTAGTATGGAAGAAATCACGGTTGACAATATTGTCACCATCGACTATAATCACGTTCTTAGTTAATGATATCTCTGCAACTTTTTTGTGAGCGGTATCAGAACCCTTGACACCATGTACTCTGAGAGCATCTGGTCTAAGTGTCAGTAAGTGTTGAAAATTTTCATCACAATTGGGTTCATCGTAGCTAAGAAAAACAACGGTGTGTTCGTTGGGATTAAATATCATGATATATTTAATGACTAAAACGAATGGCACTAAATAAATTGGGTAAACAGAAGGTTGACTTTAAATCAAATCTGATGTATACTTCATGCATGAATTAAGAAAAAGCGCCGAAAAGCGACTTAAAAAAAGAAATTTGTAAACCAGGACTAAATAAGAGACTATGATGAATAAAACTTGTAAATCGCTGAAACATATGGGACTATGGTCTAGAATAACCTTAGCCTCTTTTGTACCAGCATATCCTACAAGTATTCGTGGCTCAAATGATAATACAGAACAAACGCCCCGGGGAACGGAATAACAAGTTAGCATCATAACAAATTATTTTGAACCCCTGGGAAACTAAAAAGTCTCAGGGGTTTTTGCTTTTGTAGCATAAAAACAACAAAAGGAATTGACGATAAATGGATAGTAAGATAGAATACGGTTCTTCTGACAAAACGGAATGGTTAAGGAATCATACGTTAACAGAAGAACAAAAGCGAAAGTTGATTGAACAAAAAATCAAGTTAGCTAAACAGTATCTTAATGCTAAGGTGAAAGCCAAAGCTACAAACTAAGATACAAGTGTTGATAGGCAACGAGGGCCGGAATACATCACTATAAAAATGTTACAAACGGGCGGACAGTAGGATGAAATCTATGGCGACAACGTAGAGATTAAAATCACTGGGTAGGGTATCAACCCTATCATAGTGTGGATGTTGAAAGATACATCACGCTATTCTAAAACACACTTCCGACAGTAGGCGGAACTCTTGCAGGATATGTCCATTCGGGTGAGTGTGTTTTAGAATAGCATAGTGCGAGGAAAAAAATTAGACCCTGTGAAGGTTGAAGGACGCACTTGACTATTAAAAATATGTTGGGGGTTAGTGTAGCGGTAACACCACAGACTTTGACTCTGTTATCAC